GAATATATTAATAATATTAATAATACTGGTAAATTAAGTGAATATGTTAATAATGAAGTAACTAAATTAGTAGCAGAATTAAAAGAAGTAGGTTCTAAAATTTCTGATAAAGTTACAAAGATTAAACTATCGGAAACAATTGTAAATATTAAAAAAGTTAAATCAATCAAAAAGATTAAAGAACAACACCTTTCAGCATTGATGATGACATATGAATTAGTAAAAGAATTAAAAGAATCAATAAAAAAATAAAAAATGAGTACGAATTATAAAATATATAACGCAAAAGAATATACAGCAGGACAATCCGGTTCTTTTGATAGAGCATGGGGAGTAATCAGAGGTTCTGCAATTTGCTCAGGTTCAGTAACATTAGAAGGTGTTGTTGATAATAATTTAAGTGGTACAATTGCACAAACTAATAATCATTCTACTTTAAAATTAGAATTTTTACCAATAGGAGAACCAGTTGTTTGTTCTATTAGAAGTATTACAGTAACTTCTGGAAACGCATATTTAGTAGCATAATAAACACAAAAAAATGCCAGCAGTATCAAAAGCACAACAAAGATTTATGGGTATGGTTCATGCCGCACAAACAGGTGATATGAAAAATCCATCACCAGAAGTAGAAAAAGCAGCGGACTCTATGAAAAAAAAAGATGCTAAAGATTTTGCATCTACCAAACATAAAGATTTACCTGACCATGTAACGGAAGAAATGGTTAAACAATTAAAAGAAAAAATTCGTAGTATTGTTAAAGAAATGACGGGTAGTGATGCAGCAGGAGATTATAATACTCCATATGCATTTACTAAAAAAGGTGGTGAAAAAGCTAAAGGTAAAAAACAAGCAGACCTTACAGGATATACAGTTGTTAATGAAGCAGAAAGTGCAACGATTCCAAATATGAAATTATCTTCAATTGCACCAAAAACAAAAATTGCAGGTAAAGTAGATGATAAAAAAGTTGCAGATGTATCTGGAATGGAACTTGCAACCGATAACCCACACAAAGAAGTTGAACCAAAAGGAAAAATTAATAAAAATGTTGCAACTCAGGTTGGAATGGAAATTGTAAAAGAAAATAGATGGGTGAATTTAAAAAAAGAAGATTCATCGGCTACTTCAAAGGTTAATAGAGGTATATCTAACATTAATAAACAATTAGCAGAAGTTGAAAAGTTTCTTAATTGGTATGGTAGAATTAAAAATGAAAACGGAGTTACAAACGAACATTTCTGGAAAAGAACAAATAGTAATATTTATAAGATAAAGGAGAGACTTATTAAATTAGAACAACAAATTCGTAAAATATCAGAATAATATGAAATTAGAACAATTAAGACAACTAGTACAAGAAGTAATAGACGAACAAACCGATGATTATGAAAAGTTTTTTAAGCATATGCTTAGCAAAACAGGTCATTCATTAAAGGATATGTCTCCAAAAGCTAAAAGTAAATTCTTTATTGCATTAGATAAAGCATATAAAGCTAAAAATGAAGGCAAATTAAGAGGATATAACGAAGAATTAAAAGGTGGCCAAGAAAAAATTGATGCAAATCACAATGGTAAAATAGATTCCGATGATTTTGCAAAATTAAGAAAAGAAAAATAATGAATAAAGGATTATTGATAGAAACCCATTTGTTTGAAGCAAAACTTCAACAAGAAGAAAATGGAACTTATTTAGTTAAGGGAATCCTACAAAGAGCAGGTGCACCTAACCAAAATAATAGAAGATATCCAAAAGAAATCTTAATGAGAGAAACTAAAAAATACGAACAACTCATTAAAGAAAGAAGAGCATTGGGTGAATTAGACCACCCAGATTCTCCAGTTATTAATTTAAAGAATGTATCACATAATATTAGAGAAATCTATTGGGAAGGTGACGATGTTTGTGGAGTAGTAGAAATACTTTCAACACCATCAGGAAATATCTTAAAAGAATTGTTAAAAAATAACATTCGTTTAGGCATTTCATCTAGAGGATTGGGTTCGGTAAAAGAATTATCAGATGGTACTGTGATGGTAGCAGAAGATTTTGAATTAGTTGGATGGGACTTTGTTTCTAATCCTTCTACACATGGAGCATTTATGGCACCTTTACAAGAATCAAAGCAATGGGCAAAGATGGCAGAGGAATGTGGTAAGTGGTGTAAGTCACAAGATTTGATGAGAGAAATTATAATAGAATTAAACTAAGAATATGATAAAGTTAAAAGATTTATTGAATGAGGAAGATATGCAACAACTTCCATCAAATATAAAAAAACACTTTTTAGAAATTATATCTACATATGGTCAACATAGAGAAGGTATGAGTAGAAAGTCTGATATTCGTCAAATTGCAGAAACATTAGGAGCAATTGCAGATGCAGCACAAGAATATACTTTAAGAGAAGGTGGTGATTGGTTTGATAGAGTAACTATTAAAAGAAATATGGGAGAACTTAAAAAGTTACAAGCTGGTTTTGAAAAAGAAGCAATAGAAGCACAGGCTCAACAACAGAGAATGGAAGCATTATACGAAGATATGGGACATGTATTAGGAAGATATTTTGAAATAGCAAATGTTTCTGAAGATGTTATGAAACAAAGATTAGGATTAAAACAAAATTAAAATAAAAAAATGGAGCAATTCGCATCATTATTTTTTCATAGTAGAACACAAGCACATGTATTTCATTTAGGAGTAAAGGGTCCAGGTGCATTTTCAGCACACTCTGCATTAAATACATACTATGATGAAATTGTAGGTTTAATAGATGGATTAGTAGAATCATACCAAGGAAAATTTGGTTTAATTAAATTTCAACCTGTAAATGGTTTAGATACTAATTGTGATATTAAAAATATTATATCTTATTTTGAAAAACTTTGTTTAGCATTAGATAAATTAAGAAAAGATGAAAAATTACAATCATCTTATTTACAAAATCAAATAGACGGAGTTGAAGAATTATTATATTCAACAAAATATAAGTTGGTTAATTTACAATAGAAGAATGTTAGTAGTAAGCGTTAAGGGTGGAAATATAGAGTGGGCAATAAAAGATTACAAAAAGAGAGTTCAGTCCATAAAACAAATAGAAGAACTTAGAGAAAGGAAGAATTTTATTAAACCTTCCAAAAGAAACAGGTTACAAAAAGAAGAAACTATAAGAAAAAACAAATTATTTTAATAGTTTTCTTTAGTTTTCTAAAAAATTTACATATATATTATCAAATATCTTATTTTTTATTATAAGATTAAAGACAGAGTTGATTAATGAATACCCTTTTTTTATAAGGCGTGACCGAACAATCAACATAATTACATTGGAGTTCCCTACAAGAATAACTTCACAACAAAATTTAAGGAAAAACAAATGGCAAATTCAAAATTATTGAAAGAAGCGATTGCGGATGCTAAAGCTGTTAAAGAAACTGCGTTAGCGAATGCAAAACTTGCTCTTGAAGAAGCATTTACTCCAAGACTTCAATCTATCTTAGCACAAAAAATGCAAGCAGAGGCTGAAGAAACTGAAAAAGATGATGCAGACATGAAGAACGAGGAATTGAGTTCAACAGGTATCGGGTCTAAAACAGACGCAGGATATCCTGAAACTCCAGGTGCACAACCAAACTACAAAGCAGATACTGATTTATCAGTAGGTGTTAAAAAAGATGGTGGTAAACCAGAACAAGCTGGTACAGACTTTAAAAAAGTAGCTGATATCAACGAAGAAGAAGGTATGGAAGACCAATTCGGAATGGATGATGAAAAAGACCAAAAGATTGCAGAATTAACTGCAAAATTAGCGGAATTTGGATACAATCCTGAAGAAAAAGAAGAAGATGAAATGTACATGAATTCTGATGATGATTCTAAAGATGACATGGGTATGGATTCTGAAACTCCAACCGAACCAAATTATGATAACCACGATGATGATTCTAAAAATGACATGGATGAAGATGACATGGATTTAGAAGCAATCATTAGAGAATTAGAAGCTCAATTAGAGGGTGATGATTCTGAGGAAAGTCATGGTGAGGAAGATGAGAGTATGTATGAAGATGCATATTCTGATGGCACACCAGCAGGAACTGACAAAAGTGAAGACCCTAAAATAGTTAAAGTAGAACTTAAAGACCCTACTAACGCTAGTGGTAAAGCACCAAAAGGCCCTTTTGACAAAGACAGCATGGATGAAGTTATCGACTTAGAAGAAATTTTAAGAGAAATGGAATCTGACATGACAAATGAAGGTGAAGAAGAAAAAGAAGATATGAAAGCAAAAGACGCTGAGTTAAACGAAGCTTACGAAGTAATCAAATCTTTACAAACAACAATTAACGAAGTAAATTTGTTAAACGCAAAATTATTATTCGCTAATAAATTATTTAGAGCTCACAACATGACTAACGAACAAAAAGTGAAAGTGATTGAAACTTTAGATAGAACAAACTCAGTAAGAGAAGTTAAATTAGTATACTCTACATTAGCAGAGAATTTCAAATACACTTCAATTACTAAAACGGCTAAAAAATCAATGACAGAAGGAATCGCAAGTAAAGTGACTAAGTCTACTAATCCTGCACAACCTAAGCAAGTAATTGCTGAAAATACAGATTTCTCTGACAGATTTAAAAAATTAGCAGGTATCTTAAAATAAAAACAAAAAAATAAACTAACAATGGACATTAAAAAATTAATGACAGGCGCTAACCCACAGAGCGTTATGCTAGAGCAAACAAGAGGTTTGAAAGGCAAATGGGAAAAAACAGGATTACTTGAAGGAGTAGGTTCTGAAACAACTAAGCACGGTATGGCAGTAATGTTAGAAAACCAAGCTAAACAATTATTAGATGAGGCAACTCGTACAGGTGTATCTGCAGGTTCTGAAGAATGGGCAGGTGTAGCGTTACCTTTAGTAAGAAGAATCTTCGGTTCTATCGCAGCTAAAGAATTCGTTTCAGTTCAACCAATGAACTTACCTTCAGGTCTTATTTTCTATATGGATTTCAAATATGGTTCTAACCCAGCAGGTAACCCAGATTTCTCTGGTTCATCTTTGTTCGGTAATGGTGGAACTTTTGGTAAAGATTCTTTATCTCCAGCAGGTAACAAATTAGGTTCAACTCAAACTACAACTGGTGGTTTATATGGTGCAGGACGTTTTGGTTATACAATCAACAACGCAACTGCAGCAGTAGTAGCTACTGTATCTTCGGCTTCTTTGGCTGATACATCTTATGATTTATCTAACGCTACAGTTTCTGCATCTTATGCAGCTAACACTTTGAAGAAATTCACAATCAACTTACCAGCCGATGCAGATTATAACGGATTTAGAGCTTTTGAACCAACTTCATTGACTGGTTCTGTAACTTTCTATCCTCAATTATCTACTATCACTAATGGTACAGCATCTTTCGTTGCAACTGCAACTGGACAAACTAATGATTTATCAGTGGAGTGTTCTTTAGCTTACCACGTTCAACCTACATCTACTTCAAGAGGTGATTTTGAAGATAGAGGTAATAACTTATCAATTCCTGAAATTGAATTGGAATTGAAATCTGAACCAATTGTTGCTAAAACTCGTAAGTTGAAAGCAATTTGGACTCCAGAATTAGCACAAGATTTGAACGCTTACCATAGCATTGATGCTGAGGCTGAGTTAACTCAAATGTTGTCTGAATATATTTCTTTAG